TCTAAAATACTTCTATCGACATTCATTTTTCTCACCTCTTTCCTCAGATTATATCACGCAAAGTTAATTTTGTCTATATTTTTGATGATAAATTTTTCGACATGAACTCCGTTGCTTCCTTTCTTGAGTTATTTTCTTCAACTGTATAAATACTGGTTGTCTGTATATCCGCATGCCCTACAGCATTTTTCGTAGCAACGATATCTTTTGTCTCCTTATAATATAATGAAGCAAAAGCAGCTCTTAACTTATGCGGAGACACATGTTTACCAATTCCTTTCTCGGCATATTTGACTACCATACAATAGATCGTTTGTGGATCCATACGTTTTCCATTTTTTGATATAAAAAGAGCATCCTCTTTAATCCCCATATTATATAGTATTTTATCTCGATCAAGGATCCAATCTCTTAATACACGTATGGAATCATCATTTAATTGATATACCTGTTCTTTATCTCGCTTGTCGATAATAGTCAAATTGTGAGTCTCAAAATTTAAATCACTTAAGTTAATTTCGCTTAATGCAGTTTTTCTCATGCCGGTAACCATAAATAAATATAATATAGCATAATCTCTTGAATGCCATTCTTTTGGCATGTAAGAATATTTTACGGCACCCAATATTCCATTTAAATCATCCATTGATAAAAACACTCTTTTAATCGAGTCTTTTCTAATAGGCCGGTTTACATTGTCCATCGGATTCCTTTCAATATCTCCTCTCCGATACAAAAAATCAAAAAACCTATTTAATGTGCAACATACCAATTTAGTATATGCCACAGACGACTTTTTAATTTCACCATTACCATCTTTTACGTATTTAATATGCTCCAGATACCTTGCGATATCATCTGCGTCAATTTCGCTTATATCTTCTACATCTATATAATCTAAGAAATGATGAAGTTTTCTGACATAATTTAAACAAGTATTCGGGCTGCGAACAGCCTGAATACTCATATAAAAATCACTCACGCATTGTGGCATATCATTAAGAATTTTCTTAACATTCTTATTTAATTTTAATTCATGCTCCAACCTTCCATTCATAACTTCATTCTCCTCTCTAACATAATTCCAGCTTGTTGATACCATGGCAATATCACACTACAATATTCCTTGACTTTCCATGAATACCACTCTCCAATTCCCATAAACAAAAGTAATCCAATTGCTGAAATAAGTCCTTTGTTCACCACAATACATAATAATAAACATGGCGCTACCCATAACCAATTCGTAGAAAAGTTGCACCATCTTACTAGCCATTTTTCGCTCATACGATCAAAACTCGCAATTTCATCTGGAGTCAAAGAAGTCTGTGGTGGGTTTGCTTTCGCTCTCCTTTTAACAAGTTCTGCTCCTCCGACATTTTTTTCTCCTGGTTTTATATACTTAGTATATTCTTCTGTTATTTTTGATGCTGCTCTTTCTTGTGGTGTCTTTCTTACTTCCGGTATACTCCAAAAAATCATTTCTATTACTTCGATTGGATATTCAGGATATAATATTGCTAAAGAAAATCCATTGTCCATTAAATAATATAGAAAACTTACCATTTTTTCTGATTCTGTAAAATCATCCATTTTATATCTTGGATCATATGGTGCTACAGCTGAAGAATTGTAAATACGTTCCCTATTTTTAAATTCTTCATATCTTTTTTCAATGTCATTAACACAACGCATATAAAATTCTCCAGTAGTAAGCCTTTCTACCTCCACTTTTTCAAATTTTATATTATTTCCATAGACAATGTATTCCTCATCTCTTTCTTCGGGTGTTAAATCATCATAAAATTTCTTTGCTTTCTCAATGAGTTGCTTAGGAGTTAGAGCATATCCCTTATATGCTCTGGCTTCTTCTTTTGTTAACCTCATTTTAAAATCACCTTACCCCTTTCTAAACAAGTATATCTAATATAATAAGTTTTACCATTTTTAGTAACTATTCCCCAATTACGAATTGGAACCCCTGTATCTATCATCTTCTTCAATTTCTCAATTCGCCTTCTGTCAAAACACCATTCAATCATGTAAGAATTAAAGTTCTCAATAAATTCTTCTTTATCAAAAACAAGAACTCCATTTTTTAAATATGATATGGTCTCTTCTTTTGAGTGACCATCCTCCATAATTATTTTAAAGTCAGTTAATGGTTTTTCCTCTATTATTTCACCTTCTAATGTTTTATAAGACTGCTTATATGTATATTCTGTAAATTTTTGTATTTTATTACAAATCGGACAATACAAATCTTTAATATGCCCCTTTTCTCTCTGTTGTCCAATTTTTCTTGGGATAGGGAACTCAAGTCCACATTCTGGGCATATAAAATTTGATATAGTGCTTCGTTTCTTTTTAGACATTTTAATACTTCCTCCTTATGCTGCAAATCCAAATTCTGATAAATTAATTGTTTCTTTTCGAGGTAAATAATCTGATCCACATGAATCACAAATTTCTTTGACTTCCTGATCGCTTAATATCTTGATTACTTTCATTTCTCCGGCAATGATCCATTCTCCAGTCATTACAGGAGACGTTTTATACCGGTAAAATCCATGTTTTGGAATATAATCTAAGTCAGCTTTTATATAATTAAATTTTCCAGATTCAGAAATCCCATTTGCTTCTGCTTCTTCACAGTAATCATGATCAATACAATATTCAACCATAGCCCATACAGTATCCGGCCGCATATAAGTAATCTTGCCATTTACCTTTTGCCCTATATGTGAGACATACGGAGCTACATCATTAATATGGAAGCCAGGACGATATCTCAATGGCCCAAGTTTACTTTTTACTTTTCCATTTTCTAATCTTTCTCCTGGTTCTGCACTAATCCATTCTCCAATTGGAATATTCGTATTTGCATTTACATACAGAGGAAATAATTTCCCCGGATATTTTTTAGACACCCTAAAAAGCTTATAACCAATTGCTGTTTTCATTATACCACTCCTCTTTTACGTTTTCAATATTTTATTAATCATGTATAATTAAATTTTATTTCAGTTTTTCATTGATATATTTTATTTTACTTTTTACATAACATTTATGGCATGTAAGGCAACTCTTTGCTCCACAATTAATATTTACATCGCGCGCGTTGATATAATCTTTATCATATACTGTAAAGATCTTATCAATAAAATCATATCCAGGATCTGCTTGATCATTAATACAAGGGCTACTATATATAATCTGTAAGTTACTTGGCTTTTTTTCGCTGGTCTCTAACGCTTCTTCGATAATCCAAGGATTTTTTGTCCATAAAGCAAAGTGTACATGCTTGTTTCTCTTACAAATATTAAAGTAATTAATAACTTGTGTAACATTAATTAAATCACCAAAACTCTCGAATCTAAAAAAGGAAGCATTGATCATTGGAATCTCTGCTTCCTTTAATATTCTGCTAGTTAAAATCTCTGTATTTCGCTCCAGGCATGCATTCAAATTTTTATACCTTTTCATTTGTCTTTGTGCATAACAATGTGAACACACCAGTTCAGAATTGCTTGATCGATTCTTGCAATATTCATTACACAAGCAGCTAGTTGATAAACTCTGCATTCCTTCCATTTTCCCTGAATGATTTACAGTATAATGAACTCCAGTTACCTTTTCAGCCTCTACTACTGTTAAAAATTTTTCTCTTACTGCTTTCATTTCATCAGCTCCTATGTTATTATATTGTTATCGTATTATATTTTTGCAATAAAAAGAGGCAGCTCTTAGCTACCTCTTTTTAGTCCCTCTATAAATCAAAAATCTTATTTCCGTGTAATTTCTCTGCTACATTTCATCAAATACTGATCAAATTCCATACCAGTAAATTCAAAGAACATTTCTTTTACCGCTTGTTTGTCACTACTTTTATGATAAATATTGAATATGTCTTGAGCCATACCAGATATTTCAAAATCCTGCTCGTCCATTATATCTTTTAAAATAGTGTCAGCATCAACAATTTGACCATCCGGAGTGTTTGTATTCAATTCTTCTACATATTTAAGCAATTGTTCCATAACATACACCTCATTCTTTCTTAATCCGAAACAATCTCGATATCATAATAAAAATCTTCCCACTGCCATCCGTATTCATCACAAATAGCATCCATAAGGTCTACTGGTGATTCAAACTCCACATTGTTTGTTTTCTGATAATTTTTAATTACTTCTGTAACATGTTCTTTACTATCGTCAGATATAATAATCATGTTCCATGATTCAAATTCCTCATTAAATTTCCATTTAATACTTAAAGAATACTTGTTCATACTTTTACCTCCTTAAAAGCAATTCAATCTCATAACACTACCCATAGATTTCTACCATAATATTCTTTTCTTATATGATGAATATCATTGTCAATTTTCGATAACTCAATCTTTTCAAAAGTTACATTTTTACAGCCATCCATAGTTCTGTTTCCAAATCTATTTTTAGTACATTCAATTCCATTTGATGATTCCTCAACCATAACAGAAGTCACTTTTCGTAAATGTTTGATTTTTTGTGTTTCTTCATACGTCATATTATTTACATCCTTTACAATGAAAGCAATTTTTTATCGTGTCATAAATACTACATTTCCGACTAATTTTTCATTTTCCATTTCTTTTATATAATTTTCAATGATGGTAATCTTAACCAAATCATCTAAATTTGTATAAATCACAATCATTGGAATAGGTAATCCTTCGTTATCTCTTACTTTTTCTTCTAAATTTTCCATCACAAACTTACAGAAACTTATAGGATCGCACTCTGTATCATACGTCATATAAGTATCCAGATAACTTGGACAGAAGTCACCATAAGAATAAATAGTAGATTTGTTATATTTTTGAATTGCATAAGCAATTTCAGATTTCTGTTTTTCTCCTGTTACTCTAATCATCTTTTCACATCCAATCAAAAATTTATAATTTACCGTTCATAAAATTCATCATAACATATTTTTTTTAGAAACACAATTTCATCAATTATTTCTTTGATTTCATTACGTTCATACATAAAACTCTCCTCATAACAAATTATTTACAGTTATTCCAAATTCACACACCTTGCTTTAATTTTTTCCATATTAACCTCCCACGCCCTCTAATTTTACTCCGCAATTAGGACAATACCCTTCAATATCTTTAATTAAAATCTGCTCTTTACAATTTGAACATTTCATAAAACTGTAAATATCGTCATTGACAAACATCCATCTTCCACCATGATTTTCTATAATCATTCTATACCCTGTATCTTTTACTTTTGCCATTTTGTAACACCATCTTTCTCATAAAATGAAAGTCGAAATTCATTTATTTTCTTCGTACCACAAATCAGAAATTGCATGAGTTAATTCTATTTGCAACATCCATGTCGCATTTGCTCCAAAATCACAGCTGTAAATTTCTCTGATTTCACCCAAATCTGTCTCAGGATCAAAAAATCCAGTTTCTTCTACTTTAAGAAATTCACCATACAATTTTACTAATTCTTCTTTTGATTTTGTTTTAAAAATATTAACGTGTCCCATATATCATACCTCCATTTTAATAAATTCAGTCTTTCAATTCCATTATATACACTCCAAAACATCCAGTTTTCCACATCTAATTAATCTTCCTCGTTATAATCCCATCCGAATATTTCTGCAACTTCTTCTCTTATATCTTCATCAGATCGCATAGCACTGCAGCAATTACAAACTCGAATCGTTTTCTGTACTTTTTTCCCTAATATCTTGCCATAATAAGTGTACTTTGAATTAGGTGATTTAATTTCACTTGCTCCGCATAACCAACAATGTGTCATAATTTTCCTCCATATATAATATTTGTGTTATTTGTAAGATTCTTATTTTTTTCATCTACTATTGTAAATTACTCATGTCTAAAGACACGAGCTTCCTGCTTCAACCATATCAAAAATTTCATTCCAATCAGAATAATTTTTCACTTTTTCCTGCGGAACTAATAATTCATATTCTGATTCAATTTCTTCTTGTGATCCATATCCATTAAAACTAGGAACACTGCCAATTTCATAGGCATTATGTCTTTCCATTTGTCTAAAAATAACAATGCTTTTCTCTGTAAATTCTCCCATGTGTGTAGCGTAGCTATCAATTTGAATAATTGACTTATCTTTTTTATTTACATAAATATCTCCAAGCCTCATTTTATTTCCTCCGTAAAATTCTCATTTCAGACATCCCAATTACATGGTGAAGTTTTACCTTTGTTTAATTCACACTGAACTATTTTTATACCGTTTTCTTCAGCATATCCTTTAAAAAAAGGACATTCTTTTTTCATCATATACACCTCTAGTAGCACACCAATTCTTTATAAAAATAGCCGCTTCAATCAATTTATTTTTCATAAATTCACCCCTTATTATTAATTGCTTTATTTAAATTGACTTACACTCTCTGTATTCTGATTCTGTAATTAAACCTTCATCATACATATCTTCAAGCGTTCTAAATATCGCATTCGCTCTCCAACTTGCATAACCATGACCATCAAATTCTCCAACAATTGCATCT